ATTGAATCCCAGACGACGCCGGATTGAGAGATCGTGCCCATAATTACTTACCTTTTTTCCGTGCCGCAGCGGCGTTGTCGATCAAGTTCGGGTATGGCCGCCCAGCAGCTCTTGCCCTTGCTTTAGCACTTTGCTCCTGCTTATGGGACAAGTGCTTTGTGTGATGATCCTTGGGGAGAGATTTCTCCCAAAAAGGCTTCTCGGCCATTAGCAACCCCACTTGCGGAGAGATTTGTTGATCCGGCTATCAGGATCGGCGGCTGCGGCAGCGCCTGTCATTTTGCGCTTCACGCCTGTCATCCGCTCACAAAATGATTTGTGGCGAGGATTGCTTGAATCCTTCGTGGGTGCTTTCAGGTGATGGCCTTCTGCACGAGCGGACTGTCTGCCCTTCTCGTTGAGCCCACCAGATGGTGATTTACCTTCTTTGCGTGTCCAAGCAGCGGTCATGACAATCCCCCTATGGAGAAAGGGGGAGCCGAAGCTCCCCCCGACTTTTAGTGCTCTTCTGGCTCAAAAGACTTGTGAGCCTTTGGCTCCATGCCCTTGTGAGCTGAAGAAAGCGGGTTCATGTCAGCGCCAGCGCGACCGCCCGACTTGCGGGGCTTACGGTCGGCGCGATGATGCGCGTGATGACCTTCGTGATGGCCAACATGGTGCTTGTGTTTCGCCGCGCCGCCATGCTTCCGCTTTTTGGCTTCCTTAGCCACGTTTGAGTCTTTGCCTTCATAGACGTCTGAAGGCGACTCGTCGTGATCCCAATGACCTTCCATTGGTGACTCGACCTTACCACCCTTCTTGTGCTCCGCACGAGGGTGCTTGTGATGTACACCAGCATGCATAACGCCGTGGTGATGTCCTTTGTGACCCTTCATGGTTCACTCCTTAGAAGTTGCTGTACTGAGTGAGGCCAAACAAGCCAGTCGTCAACTGGACATTGTACGGCGGAGGCGACTGACGAACGATCAGCTTGTTCGCACCGGTGCTGGAAGTGAAACCAGCATAAGTGCCACGAACGTCACCGGTTGTAGCGGTAGCGGTCGTGCGATCAGCATTCACGTAGCTTGTAGCCGCCGTGATAAGCGTCGTCTGTTCAAGAGACGAAGCATCGTTGATCAGAATGTCACCAAAGGTGTCAGAGCGGAGTGGCAACCCAAACACGTCGGTCGTGTCGACCGAATATGCGTGGGTAGCATCGGCTGCATTCAACACAACTGAGTAGATGTATTTGAATGCCTTCTTGCCCGATACTTGGTTACCAGCAGAGATCGTGATGTTCTCTTGCATTGGGTAGCCATAAATATCAAAGCCCGAAACCGTTGCTGTAGTCGCAGTAGCACTCGCAGCAGCAGTAACTGCCACGGCGCGGCCAACGAGAGCCATCGGGTTCCAAAGATAGATGCCCGGTGTCTGAGCGTTGTTCGGGATCGCGCATTGCTGCACATTCTGGAACGCAAGCGTTACCGTGCCAGACGTAGCAGTCAAGTTGCTGTTGGTCTGGTAAGTGCCGGTGTAACCCTGACCAACCGTCGTATATGTGCCGGTTGTCGTAAGTTGCGAGACAATCTGAACGCCAGCCGCCGTGCCTTGCGACACAGTTCCTGATGTCGTCAACACCACCATGCCGGGTGAAATTGGCATGCCAGAGTTGGCTGTGATTGTCATCACACCGTTGCTGAACGAGGCCGTCACCGATGCATAAGCATCGAGAGCAAGCACGTTCGTTTGGACCACAGTGTCGGAACGAACGAAGTTCGTGTTGTTATAATACACGCCCGTCGTCGCCGAGTTCGTCGTGACAAGTGTCAACGTCGCACTGGTTGCGTTTGCAGAAGCGACAATTGCGCCCGCCGCCTTGGTGTAAGGAACAATGCTAAGGGTGTTAACATTGTCAAAACCAAGCCACCCAAAATCCTGCTGAGACTGAGCCTCACCAGGGTTGTAGGTGAACGGGATGCGAGTGTCGAGGAAACCCGCCCCTGAAGCAAACAGGGACGAGCCACCAATGTCGGGATTGTAATCAAGACCAACGGAGCTCTGCCCGAAAGTAATGATTGGACCTGAGAAAGCGTCAATCGCCATGGTTATTCCTCCTTACGAGGTTGGGAACGAACCGTAGATCGCCCGCCAGTTGTAATAGCCGAACGAGTAACGCTCATAGCCCTTGACGAGAAGGTTATCAGTCACGAAGTCGACTTGCATGTCGGTTTCAAACTTCACGCGTTCCATGTAGGCAAGGCCGTCGATGTTCGTGAGCAAGAACCAAGCATAAGACGAGGTCAAGAAGTCGTTGACCATGTAGCCTTCAGGCAACCCACCGGCAGTGGTCATGATTGCGTTAACATCATTATCTGCTGTGCCTGGGCGGAGTTCCGTCTTCAAAAGACGAATAGCAACCGGCTCAAGAGCAGGTGGGATAATGAGCTTGCGACCGCGAGCAAACACCTTCAGGCCAGCCTGATCGCGGAAGTTCGTGCGGATTGCGATCATCGCATTCAGCAACGAGGCTTCGTTGAGGTCAATCTGGGTTGTTGGCGTGTTTGCAACCGAACCACCGTCAATCGGATGCGAGGTGGAGCAGAGAGCAACACCGTCACCGCCGACTGCAGCATTGTAGGTCTGCGCCGTGTTCAGGATGTTCGCGCCATAGATTTCCTTGGTCTGCTGGAATGATTCCACCAAGCCGAGGTTGGAAGGCGTGAACTGGGTCTTGTAGAGGTTGTCGTCGATTGCCTTGCGGGTAATCGCGTAACCGAGAGCGATTTCAGTGTGCTCTTGGTTGTACACGAAACGCTCACCAGCGCCCGAGTCAAAGGAGGTCTGGCCGCCTTCGGTCTTGAGCTGGGCGAGGCCGAGGTAACGCATTTCAGCGGTACGCTCAAGAGCCATCTTTGAGTCGTGCTTCGTGAAGATTTTGTCGTACTGAGACGGAATCTGCTCGTACTTGCCTTCAACACCACGGAGTCCGGGGAGGAGAAGGTCTTTGATCTGTGAGAGATTAACAGCCATTGGTCCTTACTCCTCTTACGAGATGCCGGTCGGGCCAGCACCGTTCGTGCGCCAGACTTCGTTGTTGAAGCCGACAACAAGATTGCAGTACTGCGTTGTGGGATCGCCGCCGTTGCCGAACGAAACGGCGTAGTCGACGATAATGAAGGGGTCTGTGACAGTCGTGTTGACAGCATTGACATAAGCCGTCGAGCGGCCTGTGGCATTGTTGCCGCCGTTGGAATTGCCCGACGTCGCTCCGGTTGTGGAGTAAGCGAACGTGCAATACTGACCTTGTACGCCAGACGTATAAGACGTGGACGTGCCAGTGACAGGGAAGGCGGAACCAGAAGACTGCACGATGAAACGAGCATTCGGATCATCGATGACATATGCCGTCACGTCGCCGGTTGCGTCGGAGCCGGGCCAGTAGCTGGACCAGACAACGCGCTTTTGAGACGTGGACAGATATTTACAACCAACGAAAATACCGGCGAGGACGGTTGAGCCGCCAGCCGTGGCTTGGGTGATATAACCGGTTGCGGAGCCGGTAACAGGCGATACAGGGTCGCCAGTGAAGATTGGCGTCGTGTTGCCAGACGCAATCAAGCGGGGGGATTGTGCGAACGTCGGAGCGCCGCCTGCACCGCCCTGAAACTGCAAGAAACCGCTGGGCGCAAACGTATTGGCCATGACGGGATTCTCCTTTCAGAGAGTTCCATCATCGCACACCGGGGCGACTAAGAAACGGGAATTGTTAAAATCTCCCACGCCGGGGGGAGAACGAGAATCGCACTATTGCATAGTTTGATAGAAAAGAAAAGGGGGCCGAAGCCCCCTTTTCCCGTCCTAGCAGACGACTTACTGTTCAGGAACAAAGAAATTGTGGTCCTTGGACACTTTTGGCCGCACTTGGGCGTCCTCGCGGCTGATAATACCGCCACGGCCCTTCGGGTCGAGCTGACCTTCTTTGGTCCGCACCTGATTCCGCGCGTTCTGGAGGTCTTTGGCCTGCCGTTCTTGCGTGATCACCATTGGGCGCTCGCAAAGGATCATGCCTTCGCGCTCAATTGAGCCGACATGCCCCTTTGGCATCATCTCGGGGTGCCGTTTTGACTCAACCGGCTCCCAACCGCCCATAGAAATGCGGTTATAGTGGGCTGGGTCTTCCCAACCGTTCACCGATTTCATCTTCCACTCGTATGACCAGCCTTCTGGCGGCTTGGGCGTGGCAAATTTGTCAACACCCTCGTCAAGGTTGGCATTATTGTGGTTCCGCAGCTCGGCAATACGCTTTGCAAGGCGGTCGTCTTCTACTTCTGGGCGCATTTCGGGGCGCAAACCCATACGATCTGTCGTTTTCATGTTCAATTTTCCTTAATTAACCGGCCAATTTGCCTTCTTTAATCAACGCCATTTTGTTTGCGGCGTACTCTTTCGGCGTCAGGCCCATATCGCGAGCCGCTTCTTGCTCGGCGCGTGACAGGGTGACGACGTTTGACCGACCGCCAGTGCCTGTGCCCGAACGAGACACCGGTGCTGCGGGCGGGGCAGCGGCGCGACGGCCCGCTGTCGACGAGGATGCTTCAGACAATGCTGACTCCTGCTGCTGTGGTTCAGCGCGAGGGCTGATCCGAAGACGATCTTCAACGTATTTGAAGTATTCTGGGGTGTCCGCCACAAGGCCATCGTCCAAAGCGTCCTCATGGGCGCGGCCCATGCGGCGTGTAAGGACAGGATCGCGAGCATATTCAGGGTGGGCCCTGACCCATGCAGCCGATTGTGGCGTCAAACGGGCCGCCAGAGCCTCAACAGGATCAGAAGGTTGCGTTTTGACAGTCGCCTCGTACTGTTGTTTGCCCGCAATCAGCTTCTCGTGATCCATCTGGGTCTTCTGGATTGACATCAGGATTTCAGCCTGAGCGTCCGCGTCCCCAGCGGCCACCGCATCGCGGAGATTCTGTCTCAAAATCTCTTGATTGCGCTTCACCGTTTCAATTGCGTTGTCGATCATCCGCATATTGCTGTCAGCGGCGTCGGTTTTGGCCGCCGTCGCTTGCTCATATGCTTCTTTAGCACGGCGTTCCGCATCTTCGCGGGCGCGGCGCTCTTCCTCAAGTTTTGCCTTGAGCTCGTTGATGCCATCTTCAACAGAAAGTTGAGGTTTTTCCTCAATTTTAATGTCTTCCGGCGCTTCAACGATTTGGATTTCGTCCTCGTTAGGTTCCAATTCTAACTGGATTTGATCTTCATCTGCCATGATATATCCTTTACCAAACAATATCAGGTGATTTGACGCGACCGCGAACGGCTACGTCATCAAGGATGCGGCAACGCTTGCTGTTGATGTCGATTGCCCACCCATCAGAGGGCCGGAAAACCACCCAGTCACCGACCTTGATCTTCATATTCTTGAACCATTTGCCCGTCTCGTCGACGAAAGCATCCGGTCCCATCTTCAATACCAAGCCGACTTTGCCTTGGTATTTGTCCTCGTCGATTGTCTTGTCGGTCAGAATGATGCCCGAGGCGGTCTTCTGAGGACGAATATAGACGCCGACCAAGATTTGGTTGTTGAAGATTTCAACTTCCTTGATGTCACCAATCTCGTCCAAGATTTCCTTCTTGGGGTCGACGGCATGTTTCATTTTCATAGGAGGCATTAGCGTTTCTCCGCGTTGGTTTGAGCTACTTCCATGAGTTCCAGAGCAATACGCAGGCCGGAGATCGTTCCGATGCTGCGTTGATAGTCTGCATAGTCATGTGCCGAACCGCCTGCGAGGTTATCGCGAATGCGCTCATACTCCTGTTCAATCAATTTACGCAGTTCTGCTGCGTATTTAGACGCTGTTGTTAACATTGTGCCCTCTTTAACCCCTTGAATTGATGGTCAGACCGGACGCCCCAAGGGGCTGGAAAGGCGTCCGG